CCAAAGGCTCTGGCTTGCACAGCTCTGGCTCTGTCGGCAACGTCTTGCATCTGACGTGAACGCTCAATATCTCCCAAAGCGCCTTGCACCACTTGCTGCTCAAATGGGTTGTAGAACTGCTGGATGTCAGCCGCGCCGAATGGCGTCATGCCGAGGTTGTAAAGATTTTGCTCTGCCGCCGTGTACATCGCGCCAGGCTGCGCAAACTGTCTTTCACCCAATGTGGCGGCAGTCAGCTTTGCACGCTCAAGGTTTGCCAAGTATTCGGCTTTGACTTGCGGATCAATTGACGTGGTGGTAGTCTGCTCTTTAGGCGCATTGGCGGCACTCACAGCACCACCCAAAGCGCCAAGCAATGAACCGGCAAGCTGTGGATTCTGTTTTGCAAAGTCCAAAACACCAGATCCATATTTCGCCAAGGAATCCATGATGCCGCCACTAGAAGTAGCCGCACCTCCACTCGTCAACCCATAATCAACTGGAGCCATTGAGCCAACAGCACTGCCTGCGCCAGACAATGCGCTGGCAACGCCAGCTGCGCCAATGCCTGTATTGATGCCTGCCAATGTTGTACCAAGCGAGCCGCCAATGGCAGCCGCGCCAGGAGAGGCCGCAGTCAGTCCAAGACCTGCACCGCCAGTGCTTAATCCAAGGCCAGAGCCTCCAACACTCAATCCTGTGCCTGTACTGCCAGCAGTCAATCCTGCACCAGTACTTCCAGATAGCAATCCAGTGCCTGTTGAAGCCGCAGGAGCTGCCGCAGAGGTGGCGCCAGCAGCGCCACCGCCAATAAGTCCACTGTCAAATGCAGTTGGAGATACAGCACCAACAACGCCAGCCGTTAATCCAGAAATAGCTCCAGTCGTTAGCGCCTCCTTTAGAGAGTCACCAGCCACAAGACTTGAGCCAGCACCTAAAGCCGCAGCGCCAACAACAGCCGCCGTTGCGCCAGTAGCACCCAAAGCAGACCCAATCATTGGGATCAGTGGCGGGTAAAGAACTGACGCAACTAATGCAACAGGCTTTGCAACCTTCTGAACGAACTTTTTAAACTTTTTCCAATTTGCCATGTCAAGCTCCCAATTCGCCAGAGGCAATCATTTGCCTTGCCATCTCGCCAAGAGTGGCAAAGACACCAATGAGCTGATAGTCAATCTCTGTTTCCAAATCCTCTTCTTCGGCCAAGTCACTGTCAATGATGGCCTGCAAGAATTGAGGATATAGATTCTTGTTTTTCAGAACAGCCTCGGCCATCTGACCCAGCCGAATCAAGGTGTCAGCAGAGACACCCTCCTCTTGCATGGCCTCACGAACCATCTGCTTTGTTTCTGCCACTTGTTGTGCTGTTGCCATGTTTGTTTCCTTTGCAGTATTCTATTTTCCAGCGAGGCTTAACGCTTACCAGCCGCCACAGCTTCCAATCTCATGACGCCGACGCGCCAATCGTCCAGCAGTGCACCAGTCACAATCATCTTCACCTGACGGCCAGAGAACCGCGCATCTGTCGGCTGTGATGCTGAATACGGCCCATGTGTTGTCTCTGTTGACATTGGATACATTCGCGTCTTAAAGCTGATGGCAACCTCGCCCAGCGTCTGCTCATCAGGGATCACCTGGCGCACAGACATGATGTTGTCGCCCTGGCCAATCTCAAAGGGTCCAGACTCGGCATAAACAGTCCCGCCGTCATAAGCAAAGCCGACCTCATGCTCGTAGATGTAGCCGTCAGACGACACCATCAGAGGATTCAAATAGACACCACGGTCAGTGCCAGCCGTGCGAGCCATGGAGCCAATGTTCCAGTGGTTTTCACGGTAGTTGTATGTGACGTATGAATCAACCTCGTTGCTGGCGCTTGATGGATAGAACCACCAGATCTCGCCATACTTGGAGTTGTGCACTGCATAAACCTTGGACGACTGGTTGTAGTTCATGTTCTGGAACACATAGTCCGAGACATCACAAGGCAATGGCTTGACATAGCCGTCAAATATCCAGAAGCCAGATTTAGACATCCACATGGCGGCAGTGTCAATCGCGGCCACGGCCTGCGAAGAAATCAAGCCGCATCCACTGGCAGCCTTCTCAAATGAGTACACATAGGGTGCACCGATGTAGCTGGCGGTGTGCACGTCAACGTCAGTAAACAGCAAGTTGATGCCGCGCACCTTCTTGCCAGCCTTCAACGCGCCAACAGTCTGCAATTCAAAGTCACCAGCTTGGTTGGTGGCCGCAGCCGTCCAAACAGTGTTGTTCTCCTGATCGCACCACTTCACCAGCCGAGGGTTGCTGGACGCGCCCAAGGCAAAGATGAACCTTTCGGCAGTTGACATCACCGCCGCGCAGCCTGTCGGCGCATTGGTGATGGCCGCCGCCAGAGTTGGCGTTGAGAATCCCAACTGCCACTCGTACAGCTTGCCATCGGCGTCTGAGCAGGCCACCAGATACTCGCCCCATGTATCCAAGGACCATGTGGTGGCCGGTGTCACAGTGCCAGTGTCTGGCCGCGCAACGCCATAAGCAAAATTGCCGTAAGTGGAATAGCCATAGCCGGTCTTAATGACAGCATCGGCAGCGCCAGCAGTGAAGCCTGATGGCGTGATGTCCTTGAGCGTCCCCGCCTCGTTCATGGCGTAGAGCTTGGAATGTGTGCCTGCGGCAATCCAGCGATCTCCGCTGTTATCGCGCCAGGTAAGCAGTCCACGGCATGAGCCGGTCATTTGACTGCTGGAACGCTTACGCCACCCGCCAATTGGGCGCAGGGTATTCTCAAACCAGCGGACAAGGTTTGCGTCATACCAACGGCCCGAAGACTGGTACTCAGTACCATTTCGGTAGATGCCTGGTGGGATTTTGAGAGGTACGAATGCCATAGCTGAATTATGCGGTTTCTGTGGACAAATTGGACACAAAGCTCAAAGTGGCAACAACTGAGGCCGTTGTCGGCCTGGTCGGTGAAGTGCCAGCAGCATACGCTTGAATCGTCACTTGGGTTGATGGTGTGGACCACCAGATCTCAACAAAGTCATTGGCATCCAGCGTCACAAAGTAATTCCACCCAACAATGGCGTGACCGTCAATGCCGCCATGCGAGTTTGGGACGCTGATAAAGCCAGTCGATCCAGGGATGTCAATCCCAGCACCTGACGCATCTTGGCGAAGCCAAATGCTCACGTCATGCAATTGATTGTCGGCATTTTGAAGTTGGACGCTAAATTGCAGGTTGTAGATTCCAGCCTGCGCCACTGTCAGCCTGGAAGCCTTGCCACCACTTGTTACCACTGACACGCCATTTGCAAAGTCGGTGGTGTTGAACGTCATCACCGTGGCGGTGTTGGCCGTGGCCGTCTGGTCTGTAGTGTCACTGAACGCGCCGTAAGGCATGTTCACCCACTTGCCACCCCTTGGACCAAGCAACGCGCCAAACAGGTTGCGCAGCTTGTTGAAATAGACATTGAGGCCGCCATTGGTCTGTCTGAAATAGCTTTCGCTGTAAAGCACATCAGGCGTCCCCAAGTTTGGGGGCGCTGGTGTATCGAGCTGCTGAGTCAGATTGGTAGCCATGATCTAAATTATGCGACTAGACCAGGCAAATATTGCGTCTTACTGGCAACCTTGGTGGCCGTCAATTCTTGCTTTTTCAGGTTTGCTGGGTCAAAGCTGACGTGGACCCAGCCGCTGTCTGGAATGCCTGGCGTGTAAAACTCCAAAATGAGCTGTGTGTAGTCCAAGTTATCCATGATCCACTGAGCCAGATCGGCGTTGGCAACGCCAGGTATCTCAATGTCAGCCGCCATGCCCTTGCAGTGGTCGCTGGTCTTGGAGCCACCAACCGCAGCATTTGACTCTGGGCTGCGATAGGCAGAGTTGACCTTTACACCTTTGCCAAAATGGTCACGCACAGGCTGCAATACCTTCTCGCACAGCAGGCGCAGATTCTCTGTCGCCTCGTCATCTGGCGTGTTGTCTAGACCCATGCGCAGGGCTGTCTCTGACTTGCTGAGTTCATGCAGGCTGAAGTTGGCGGTGAGTTGTGTCATTTGATACCTTTCTGTGATTCAAGGGCTTGGTTGTAAAGTGAGATGCAAGCATTGAGTTTGGTGATGGCGCGGTCGCCTTCTTCTGCTATTGCGAAAAGAGCTTTTCCAACTTCTGGACTAAGTTCGGCTGATGCTTCTCCTCCACCACTTCCTGTGGCAGTGGCGGGATCTGCGGTGGCTGGTACGGCGCAGGACGTTTTGACAGGAACCCGCAACTTGTAAGCGCCACTGTCAATAGCAGCATCGCGCTGCTTTGTAGCCATCTTTGCTTTTTCATTTGATACCCTCAGTGCATTTGCAGTTGTTGTTACAGCGTCAGC